ATTGAATAATATTTTGTGCCATTTGATTTATGTCTAATTTAAAATCTTCGGCGTATATAAGTGTGGGAAAAAATCCTTCTTTAATCATCTAAAAGGTTTTTGATTTTTTGGTAGTGTTATATTACTCAGAGATCCAGGCTGTGCCGTTCCAATTATAAACTGCTTTTTCAGAAAGAGCCACATTATCGTTTGATTTCCTTGCTTCCCAACCTGTGTTATTATCAGCTTGATATTTTGTTTCATTCCAAACGATTGAATATTGCCAAACACTAGGATCGGCACCATCGTCTATAATTGTTGGATAAGTTATTGGAGCTTGCCAATCACCATTTGCATCTAATGTCCACGATGCATGAGGTTGAGGTTCAATAAATTTATCTTTTTCAACATCATAAATGTAACCTATTCCAGCGTATTGTTTTCTAAAATTATGATTATAAGAGGTCTGTTTCCAAGTCCCACCTTTAAAAAATTTTTGACACCATGTTTCACCATCAACATGCCTGTCATTTTCTCCTAATGGTCCTGCTGCTGTTGAAATATCATTTCCAACAACTACAACTCTTTTTACGATGTTATTTTCATCTAATTCTGCAAAGTGTGCCATTTTAAAATCTCCAGTTAAACAGCTATACGTATATATTATTTATTATTTTTAGTCAACTTCGTGCCTTTAAACCAAGCTGGTAAACCTAATAAAGGTCTTTTATCTAGATAATTTTCTTTAGCTTTTTTAGAATTAGCTTTATTGTAATGTAAAAATACCTGTCCACAGTGTTTACCTTTAAATTCTTCTCTCCAATGTTCAAGATCACAACCTGAGTATATCAACATATCTCCTGGTTTAAGATCTACTTTAATACCAGCATGACCTTTTTTACCTGTAGGGTCAAGATATATTGGCCAGTCATCACCACCAAGATTTAATGTAGTAGATACCTCACAAGAATATCTATCTTTGTGCCTGTGTAATACATCTCCATTTTTATATATTCTTGCATAAGAATATGTAGGACTTAATTTAAGTCCTGTGTGTTTTTCCATCACAGGTTTTACTTCCTGTAATAATGTTTCCATAGCAATGTCTGCGTAATGAGAATATGTATTTGGAACTTGATTATCAGTCCATACACCAAAGTATTCTGTAAAAGGTGAGATATATTTTTGATCAAATAAAAATCTTGCTACTTTTCTTTTATTTAAAAAATAAGCAAAACAAAAATCAGCTATTTCTTTAGAGACGGCTTTTTTTAACACTGTATATTTATTTTTTTTAAACGACATTTAATACTCCTTTAGGTATAGCTTGACAGTTAAAATGTATGAATCGAAATGGTTCATATCCCATATCAACTATATATTGATGAGGTAGATATGATGGAAAAAATATCAGGGTGCCTGGTTTAATTTTATAAGAAACTTGTGAGGTTGCAAATGTAACATTTTTTTTATCTTTCTCTGGTAAAAGATTCATAAGATTACCTGGTCTTGGATCTTCAAAAACAGGTAAAGAAGTTCTTTCACTACATTTTAAAAAATAAAAACCAGACATATGTCCATTCCAATGAGTGTGTAAAGAGTGATAGCCTCCTCCTTTTTTAGCAAACTCTTGTACCCATAATTCGGTAATAAAAACTTTGTAATTTGTTAAATCAAAACCCATTTCACCTAAAAGATTATGTGAAGTTGCACCAACATAATTTTGTAATTCTAAAAAATTAGGATCATTAATTAAACTTTTTGAATGAAAGACATTTCCTGCATCTCCCTTATTACCAAATTTTTTATTTCTCTCATCAATCTGAGGTTTTAAAATTTTTTTTGATTCTTCAATGTAAGAATCAGAGGCTTTATTTAATGAATCTACAAAACAAGGTTCTTCAGCAGACCAGATAGGTGTTGCGAAATATTGACTTAATTGAAGTTTCTTAGGGTAGCTTTTAATTTTTTGTTTTTTCTTTTTCATTTTTTATACCAACAAGGAATTGTATATCTACTTCCTCCTCCTACTTCTGAAACAGCGTGTTCATATTTTAAACCATCATAAATAATCATTCTGCCAATGTCCGGCACGACTCTAGTAAAATCAGAAAAATATGTATGCCCTTCTACAAAATCATTATTTAAATATAGAACAGAAGTCAACCCTAAAGAACTTGTTCTATATTTTCTGTCATAATGCATTACATGATAAGCTCCATTTTCATGTTCTTTTAATTCACTTCTTTCAATCTTAATTTTTTTTCCATAATATGTTTGAACTAATTTTTCTATTCTCTTTAGAATTTTAGTAAAAAAATTATCTTTTAGATTACTATCGTATATGCAATAAGCAGAAGGAGAATTGTTATCCATCCAATTAGATGGAAATTTAGTAGCTTTCTTTTTATTTTTTTTAAACAATTTTATAAGTTCTTTAGCTTCTTTTTTAGTAATTACTTTCTCTAAAATTATTATCATTAAAAATAATTAAAATTAACTGTTACTCTACGTTTATTATTATCACATAAACTACTTGCGTGAGGGACACTTGGATCAAATAATACTGCTCTATTAGCTTTTGCTTCTACTGTCTTACCTTTAAAATAGGTAGGACCATTATTATTATTTATATAAAATAAACATCCTTTATGTTTAAAGGGATAATCACTGTGAAATTCATTTTTTTCTCTTTTATGTACTGGACAATAGTTATTTGCTTTTATTCTTATAATACTTTTACAATCTAGTTTTCTAATAACCGGCAGCCACATGTTAAACCAATCACTAACAACACCGGGTTCTCTGTAGAAAGTATGAGTAAAATAAAATTTGTTATCAGGATCTCTTGTCATAAAATCATTATAGTACCAAGGAAAATTACTTCCTAAAATAATATTTTTAATATTATTAAATTTTTCTTTTTCTAAAAAATTATCTATTACTTGAATGGCCATCCCAAATTCCATATTACTAAACTATATCTTGATCCTTTCTTAACTGGACAAACTCTATGCCACACAAAAGAAGGAAATACAACTAAAGAACCTTTGGGTAATATCTCTTTACATTTGCGTATGTTTGTTTTTTTATCAGGGTCTAAATTTCTAAAATTAAATTCTAATTCTCCACCTTTATATTCTTTTGGATCAGATAAACTAACTGTAACAGATAGTTTTCTTATTTTATTATTTTTTGGGTTTTCTGGATTATTAGGATAAAAATATGGTTTATCCCAACTATCACAATGCCAACCGTAATATTGACCTTTTTCATATTTTGTAAATTGACAAGATTCAGACCAATCCCATTGAAAATTCCAACCTGCATTTCTATTTGCTTCATTAACATAAGGTTGAATTTCTTTGTAGATCCATCTATCTTCCATCCAAACTATACTTGAATTTCTTTTCTTTTTTAAATCTTTAATCTGTTTTTTATTTAATTTTTTAGGATCGTCACTTAATCCACCTGTTAAAGCCGTTTGATCTTTTAACTGCTGTCCATATTTTACAATGTCATCACAAATACGTGAAGGGATAACAGATTGATAAAACCAGTAATAATTAAATAGATTCATATACCTTTATATAAAAGATATAACATTTAACAAAAAATTGTCAATCTCGAGTTAGATTTCTAAAGTTCCAGTTACTGTAAATGTCGCTACTTTTGTACTGCCTGGCGCACATGCTATAGTGTTCGTACAAGGTGCGATCGTAGCACAAATAGAATTTGGATATCTTAAAATAACTATACCTGATCCACCACTTCCAACTTTAGGTGCACTCGTAGGTGCACTTTCACCGTTTCCTCCACCGCCACCACCTCGGTTTACGGCTCCATTATTAGGTCCACTTGCACTACCTGGTCCAGTTCCTGGAATTCCTGCTCCACCAGATCCACAAGGGCTACCTCCTCCTGCTGATCCCGGATTATATGCTCCACCTCCGCCACCTCCGGCGTATTGTCTTGGACTATTATCAATGCTTACTGTTAAACCTACTCCCCCAGTTCCACCAGCTCCGCCTGGTCCTGAAGAAGCTACTCCAGTTCCACCTCGGCCTCCGCCTCCAGATGCCGCATATCCAGATCCACCACCACCATTATTTCCTTGTGGTCCTCCGGCACATGTTGCTATTGGAGGAGTGTTTCCAGAACCTCCGGATCCTTGGTGTCCTCCACCTGCTCCTGATCCTCCATTTCTAAGTGTAGGGCTACATGGCTGTCCATGTCCCCCTCTAGTCGCTGTTTTACAAAGTGGTGCGAGTGCGCCCGCTTGTGTAGCAATTGTTGTGTCAGTTCCTACTCCTGCTGTTCCACCAGCTCCAATTGTAATATCATAAGTTCCTGAGTCCAGAGCTAGTCCAGCTGCACACGAATTACAATATGAATATAGCAATCCGCCTCCGCCGCCTCCGCCGCCGATTCCGCCTCTTCCTGATCCTCCTCCAGCAACCATTAAATAGTCTGCTGTAAATGGATTAGGTGCTAAGCCACCTGCGCCTGATCCAAATCCTAAGATTTGAAAACCAAAACTTTTTCCTCTTGATTTATTTATTTTTGAACTTTTTTCTCCACTACCGCCTTGGAGAATATTTATTTTATGATCTCTCATATTCTATTCCTTATGCGTCGTTAGCAGCGTCAGTTGTATAGAATAATTTAATTCCTAGTACTCGTGCATCACCTGTAAAGGTATCACTACCATCATTTGCATCCCTATATAATTGAAAAAAACATTGATCATCGTCAGCCGGAGATCCTGCAATTGTCATTGCAGAACTAACTGAAGTCATTTGTACATCTTCTACAGTTCCAATTCCAGCATCTGTAACTTCTATTGCTGTTCCAAAAACTGCATCAGCTGTATCGCCTTCAGTACATGCTAAGCCTTGAAGACCAAAAATACAGTTTCCTGTATTAGTATTACTTGGACTCCAAAAAACTTGATATGTTACTGTACCTAAATTCCATGATTTAGGCATCGCAATAGCAAACTGTGCATATTCTGCTGTACTTGCATCAAAATCTAAAACTTTTAAATCGGGTCTTGTTGCTGTTGTTTCAGCTTGAGCTGCTTCAGCTCCATTAGTTGTAGCTGCGTACATTGCTTGTGCTGGAATCCATATAGTTTCTGTGCCTGCAATTTTAACTGCAGCACTTCCTGATTTAAGAACACCAGATCCTTTAGGGTTAATATTTATATCAACATTAGTTTCACCTGTTGATGAAAGAGTTGGTCCATTACCTGTTGCAGCGTTTGCGATTGTAAATTCGTTAACTGCGGAACCTGTAGCTGTTAAAAGAGCTAATTCATTTCCATTAGTATCTAAAATAGAAGTACCAATTTTAGGAGATGTTAAAGTTTTGTTGGTTAAAGTTTGTGTGCCTGTAAGAGTTACATCTCCATCTCCAAAACCTAAAGTATAAATGTCTGGGTTAGTTCCATCATTTCCAGTAGCAAATACAAGTTGATCACCTTTGTCTGTTGCACCAAAAGTAAATGTATCTCCTGAACCAGTAATATATTTAAATTGTACTGTATAAGCACCTGATGTTGAATTTCTTAAAAAATAAAATGTTTGTGCATCTAAAGGAATTGTTACGATTTGGTTTCCAGTAATAGTACCTGTAAACTCAATCATTCTGTGAGCCATAACTGCTCCAGTTGATCCATCAGAAACTGAAAGATCTGTAGTTTGTGCACCACCTGCTATTGATTGTGCAGAAAACCCACCTGAAATTTGTTCAATAATTTGTAAATTTGTATTAGTTTTTGTTCCCCAAGTACCGGCATTTTCGCCAGTTACCATAAGTTCTACACCAAGTGCCGTATATGTTGATGCCATAATTTTTTTCTCCTAAGCTGCGTGCGTTACATCTGTATATGATGTATTTCCGCTCACGTCAACATCATTATAACTTGTATTTCCATCAATATCAATATCTTGATATCCTAACGGTGCAACATTTCCTACACTAACAGTTGCTGATACTCCTGTCAATCCTATAACATCTGCAGGGCTAATTGAGCCTACTGCAGAAGTAGAAGAAACACCAGAAATACCTAAAGCCATCCCATCTGGAACTATGGCTCCTACACTTGATGTTCCTCCAGCAGCAAGACCTTGAAGATCTACTATTTGAGTATCTGTTATAACTAAATCTGGTCCTACACTAGCTGTTACTGATACTCCAACAAGTCCAACTACATCAGCAGGAGTACTTGACCCCACTGCAGTTGTTGCTACTAAAGTTGCTAAACCTTGAACATGATCAGCACCATCATTTAAATTTAATTGACCTTCTGAAGCTGTGGCTGATACACCTGTAATTAATTGTGGGATATCTAATTGATCTGGAACTGATGCTGTTGCAGATACTCCTGTTAATGGCACACCTATTTCAAGTGTAAGTGATCCAACACTAGATGTTGCTCCAACACCAATTAAATTTTCAATTCCTTCTTCAACACTACCCCAACCGTTTTCACCCCAGTTAAGAGTACCCCAACCAGGTCTAATTTCTACTGTTGGTGCGCCAACTGAAGCTGTAGCGGATACGCCAGAAAGTAATACATAGGGCGAATCACCATAGGGTTCACCACCCCAGGTTAAACGTCCCCATCCTTGATCTACAGTATTTGAATCATCCCAATCAGCTTGGCCCCAATTAAGACGACCCCAACCCTCTGCATTAAATGCGGATACATTTAAAATATCTCCACCTGTACCCCAATAACCTTGACCATATTGAGAACTGGTTCCCCATGTAGTTGGATTAGTAATGGCCTGTTGGCCTGTTAGGATGACTGTTAAGTCGGCCATAAGGATTTACTCCTTAGGCTATACGAACTATAGCTGTAGTAGCTGCTGCCGCAGGGAATTGAATTGTGAAAGTTCCAGAAGAAACAGACTTGTCTCCACCGAATGCAACAGAACAAACTGCTTTGTTAGATGCATTAGTGTTATAAATTAAACATGCATTCGCTGTGAATGTTGAAGACGTCCAAGAAACATCTCCAAAGTCGCATACTGCTGTTGATGAATCTAGAGCAGGAGTAACACTTGTTAAAGCTTTTCCTCCAGCAGTATAACCAGTTCCAGTTATTTCTTCAGAAGTAGCATAAGCTGTTGTGCTTGCACCTAAAGTTGCATCTGAATCATATAAAGCTATGTTAAAAGTATTACCAGTCGAAGCTGTAAAATTGTGTGTCGCTACTAATATCTCTTGTTTGAAAGAGTTACAAATTGCTGATGTATTAGCCATAAAATTTTCTCCTCATTATGGAGACGGCGAGTTAACTTTTATTCTAACTGTTCCGTCAGTATAA